ACATCTGATGAAAACAGTCTCTGCAGTCTGCCAAATAAAGAAGTATCAGCCATTAATATTCTGTTTAGTTTTTACTATATATATTATAAATAGGGTAGTTAAAGTAACCAGGAAATATCTTCCGGTCCGTACCCGTTATCTATAAGATACGGATTATTTTGTTGATTTCCAACTGTTCTCATGACAGCTTTGTTCTTAGCATTTAAGTTCTGGAATGAAGATAGTTGTGCTCTTGCTAAGTCTAAACCCTGTTGACGCAGTCTTAAAGCTGTGTCTCTTACATATAGAGCTGTTGCACAGGCTATTAGTAAATCATCATTATATTTAGATTGAGCTTGAGGTTTACCGTTTTTCCATACGAATACTCTCATCTCTCCTAATAACCTTTTAGACTGTATAGTAACACCTTTTTCCCTAATATACTCTATCATCTTAGCTATTACTAATGGTCTAGTTCTAACTGACATGGTAAATCCAGGTACCAGTTTATCTCTTTCATACTTTATCATATATGATTCTACAGTCTCCATTTGTGCTTTAGACGAGTAGTATAGGTTCTTATATTCTCGTTCTAATATCTGTTCTATAGTTGCCCATCCTATATTAGCATTTTCTACTACAAGCAATGCATCATTATATTCAGATGCTATTCCTACTAGTACGTTACCGTAATCTTTAGGTGATAATTTGCCTTTATACTCTCCTACTTGGGTACAAGTTTCTATATCAAATATATGGAATGCTGAGTAATCAGCTGCATCTCCACGAGCAACATCCGCCACTACCATATAAGTTTTAGTATAGTCTACACCTTCCCATATCCATAAATTACCGTCCACTCCTCTTTTTTCTAACGGGTCTTTTAAATAAGTCTGTTCATAAAACATCATATCTTCTGGTTCAAATACAGTATCTCCAGAAGCTAAGAAATCACAATCACACTCTTGACCTGCCATTCTCGGCCCTAGATCTGAGTCTTGCTGAGCTCTCCATTCATCATTTCTTTCAGGGTGTACTGTCCAGGGTAGTTTTATTGGAACAAAACTATTTTCACTTGCTTCTGCTTTTTCCCATGTTTGATGGAACCAATTACCTATACCGTTAGGGGTAGATAGTGCCATACATTGACCACCTGTTGCTAGTGTTTGTTGAGCAGCAGTAAATGTTTCATCAATATTATCAATAAAGGCTGCTTCATCGATTAATAAAAGAGATACTGCTTCTGATCTTGCGGCATCTGCATTAGATGATTTTGCTGTAATTTTAGAACCGTTTTTTAATCTAAGAGATAATTTATTTTTTTCTACAGCTGTTAGTCTTAGCCATTTAGGAAGTTGATCATACATAAACATAGTTTTAGAAACTAAGTTACGTGCTGTTGCTTGAGTTGTTGCTAAAGCTAAAACGTTTTTGTCTTTATGAAATAACATTAACCATAAGCTATACCCAGAAGCTAAAGTAGATATTCCTAACTGTCTTGACTTAAGAGTAATTAAGTATTGGTGATCTCTAAATAAATGTAGTACTTTGTCCTGAAAAGGGTATAGGTTAAATAGTATTCTACCTCTTGTAGGGTGTTGGATGTAGCAGTACTTCCTCATAAAGTACGCCGGATCTTTAGCACACTTGATATACTCTTGTGCTATTATCTTTTTTATGTTTCTTTCCATAACTTATTTATATTTCCTCACTCCGTCTACTTCCGATTCAAGTGAAATGCCCAATGCTGTTACCCAGTCTGGGTTAATATACCAAGGTGAGTTTATATCTTCTCTTTTAATAAAGAGGCTTGCACCTCTGTCTTCATTTGATCCTCTAACGTGTATATAAAGATCTTCTAGAACTGTTAAAGCATTTTTATCAAAGGGAACTAATTGGCTTATTGCATCTGTAATTTCTGTAGGGACAGATCCTTTAAAGAAACAATTAGGAGTTAATTCACTATCAGCTCCAAATTTTCTGGTAGCTGTATATGCCTCAAATGCTTCATCTTCGGTAAGCTGTAATGGACCTCGTCCTTCTACACTGTATGTACTAGAAGAATTACTAATAAAGAAAACTAAATTTTTTGTAGTTGTTCCTTTTTTTAATAGGGTGTTAGCTACTATACCGTTGTATATTTTTATTACTTCCTCTTTAAGTTTAGATTTTTCAAATATTTGTAATGCCCTTTGTGGTCTTGTCCAATTCTCAACGAAAGCAGCATTTCCTGCTTTAAGGCTAATTTTTAATTTAGCAGAATTAATAGGTTTAACTTCTTTATCCAATAGTACTAATAGATCTGTTTTAGGTTTACCTGGTGTTCTGCCTCTTGCTTCTCCTATATACGTTATTCCTATATCTCTACCGTTATGTTTGAAATTGTAGTTTTCATCTGAGGCATTATGGAATAATAGAGCAACGTCTTTTTCTTGAGGATGACCTGGTACAAAAGGATGTAATACTCCTGATTTAGATTTTTTTGCATCTCCTGGTTCAAACTTTTCTACTCCTTTACCTGTAGGTTTATTAATTGCTGTAAGGTTTGCTAAATATTCTTTTCCATTGTACTTTATAGTAGCAAATTTACTTACTCCTTTTTTAATTAAATCTAATTCTGATTTAGTAATAATATTAAATTCTTCTCCTTTTTTAATATTTACCTCTTCATCATCTTCTGATGTTGGTATTAATGTAGTATCTTTATCTGAGGAGTACATAAAGGTGCTAGAGTCTTCCTTATCTCTTACGTACTTTTCAAATGTTCCAGTTGTAGAGGGGTAACCTGTAGCTTTACCTCCCATATTTGATTCACCTAATTCAAAGCCAAATATAGATTCAAACAAATCCATATCCTCTCTACTATTAATGTCAGGGTATCCTTTTTTAGTCCTAAAAGACCACTCTAGTATGACTTTATCTATTAGATTCATATGTTACGTATTATGCTGCTGGTTCTTCAGCTGGTTCTTCAAAATCAACAGGCTCATCTCCTAAATCTTCTCCGCCTTCTTCTTCACCTCCTGCATCTGCAGTATCATCTCCTGCATCATCAGCGGGTGCATCATCTCCTCCTGTTGCATCATCTCCAGGAAAATCTCCTCCTGAACCACCGCCTGAATCTGTATCAGCTGGTTCTACAGGTTCTTCTGGTTCTCCCATTGGACCTTCTTTGTATAGAATAGCTAATTTATCTAATGCTTGTTGGTAATCGTTAATTTTATCTATAAAGTACCTTTTACCCATTATCTGAGCTTCAAAACCTCTTCCTGTCCATTTAAGAATATAATCTTGACCATTAGTTAAATTAACTCTAAACTCAGTTGGTCTTGGAGATATCCAATCTATAGTGCTTACAAAAGACTTAAAATCTTCTGTCTGTAGTTTTATTAAAGCTGCTTTTAGTGTTGGGAATTTAGATAACATTATATCAGTAGCATCTTCTAATACTGTTTCAGGTCCTGCTTCTTCATTAACTATTTCTTTACCTTTAATTCTACTAAAAGTAATTCCATAAACATCGCCATTACCAAAATCAACGTTAGCCATATCGTCCATTACTTTGACTACTTTGCCCTTTTTGCCATCTTTAGTAAGTATGTCTCCTACTTTAACTCCGTAAGCTTTTTTAACAGCATTTCCATAAGCTTTTATAGATTTATCATCAAACTCATTTACTTCATCCATGTTACCAACTCCTGATACTGGGCCTCTATCTTTATAATAATCAGATTGTCTTTTAGATTCTGCATCTCTTGCATCTTTAATTGCTTTAATTGCATCTCTAAGTATGTTAGAAGATAGTAATGATACTTTTCCACTAGCAGTTATTTTACCCATAGGAGTTAATTGTGAAGCTCTAACTTCTAAACCGTAACTATCTGCTAAATCTTGTATTGGCCCTGAGTCGTGTCCTTGAATTGATACTACATTATTACCATCTATTACTATATAATCTCTTGAAGGTCTTCTTACACCCGGTTTATCTAAGGGGTGTATATAGGTTTTGCCATCCATGTCAGTGTCAACATATACTGTAGCTTCTAATCTTTTGATTTCGTCTTTAAATTGACTTTCATTGATACCGTCGATAGTCCTCTGATCATATTTAGATGCTAAGAAATCATTAAAGTATTTATTCATATCAAAGTTACTAGGCAGTGCTTGATCTTTATCTTCACCTGATATTTTATCAGACATGTAGTTTATAAAGTTAGCTTCTACCTTATCATCTACTATCGCTGATGCTTTATCATCAATGTCCATTTTATCTAAAAATGTATTGGTTGTTTCACCATCTTGTTTTTTAGCTAAAGCTCTTATTACATCAATGCCTGTTTTAACTTGCCCTATTCCTGGTATAAATCCGATAGCAGCATCTAGTGCTCCTACGAGTTTTTCTTTTTGTTTACCGCCTTTGAGAGTATCTATGAAAGACTGTAATTCTCCAAATGTGTTCAGTTTAGATAATTTACCTCCTTCTTCTTCTTTTAAGTCAGCATCGATTTCAAACTTTTTAAACTTATCTACATCGTTTAAACTTTTTAATTCAACTCTCTTACCGTCTTTGTCTAAACCATATACTTTAGATCCATCATTGCTTGGATTTTTTAATGCTGCTTTAGCTCTGCTTTTAGATATAGATGAATTCATTCCTAAATCTTGTCTAGTAGATTCATTCATATCATAATCGTTCAATTGTTTTTGAACTTTACCAACTGCTTGGTCGTAAGTCATTCTCTTATTGTATGTGCCTGCTGCTTTTTCAATAGCACTGTCAATTTTATTTAATTGATCTCCATACATATCTGATACTGGACCACCTTGAGGTTCGGTACCTGGATCGTTCTCCATTTCTCTTTCTACTTGAGCTCTTTTTATTTCCAACTTACGAACTATCTCTCTAGCTTTTTGTTCTTTTCTTTCTGCACTAGCTTGTGCTCTTACAGCAGCTCTACCTTCAGGGGATTTTGAATATGTATCTAATTTTTTCATTTTATCTGAATGCATCTTAGCTTGCCTTACTTTTAGCATAACTGGGTCATTCATATCAGTCATCTCATTTAAATGATTCATATAAGGGACTGTGCTTTTCAATTCAGTGATCGCTTCTTCCATTGCCCTAGTAGCTTTTAACATATCATACTGATCAGGTCTATTATTTCTTAAATAACTTTGTATTTTTCTAAAGTTAGTTTTTATAAGATCAAATAAATCTCTTGCTTTTGGGTCTACTTGTATCTCCTTATTACCCATTAGTATTTTAATATCATCTATTATATCAGAATACCCAAAATACAGTTCTTTGAAAGATGGTAAATTTATTACCTTGTGGTTTACTGCACCAGTTTCTTTATTGATGGTTTTAGTAAAATAGTAAGTTTCTAACTCTTTATCTAAAAAGTCTTTTTCAGGTGCTACAGACTTACCGTACCTATCTTCTAAAGATTGTCTTATTTTAGGGCTCAAGTCTTTTAGTGAGACGGTACTTTTTTCTTCATTTTCAAGAACTTCACCAAATGATTCTAATATTAATTTTTCTAATTTATGCATATCTTATTCGTTTGCTTGATTGACCGGTAATTGTCTAGACATATCATCAAATACTCTAACAGACTTCATTAATGCAGAAGCAAATTTATCTAAATCTTGTCCCTTGATTTGAATGTAATCAAATCCAACACCATCTAATTTTTTTGTGGTAATCTGAAGAGCTGGTCCTTCTTTACTCGCAAATCTTTTCATCTGAAGATCTCTTTCATCATACAGTTCAGTACCTTCGTATATCTTTTTTTCTGTAATAGGAGTTAAAATATAATCACCGTGTTTATGTTTTTCTACTTTAACTGTCTTTCTAAGAAGTTTTAAAAGCTCTTCTTTATCAAAACCTAAGCCTTTAACAGCTTTAACTAAAGGTTCTAGTCCTGATGCTCCGCCTTCTTTTTCAAGAGTTTGTCTTATAAGCTTTACAGCTTCTTTTCTTTTACTAATATCTTCTTCGTTTAATCCTTCTTCATTATAGTAATCATCATCTTCTTCATCATCATAATCATATGTGTAATCATCATCATCATCTTCATCTTCATCTTCGAAGTATGAAGTATAATCAAATATATCACCTACATTGTTAGGAGTATACTTACCTTGTTTAGACTCTATATGATCAAGAATCATATCTAAAGCATCTTTAAGCATTCTTTCATAAGATGCATCTCCAGAAGGTTCATCAAATATTCTATCCATTGCTGATTTTAGAGGGTGATTTGCATCTATTAAAAAAGCATGTGCTGGTCCTGCTGTTTCAGCACCGTATCCTTCAAAGTACTTATCACCATCATTATAGTAACGGTAAGCTATTCTATTAATAGCTCTTAACATTTCACCTTCTACTGTTTCTGATTTACCAGATGATGCTACTAACTTATCGTATAAAGGTTCATTTCTAGCTTCTAATTCTTTACCAACAAATTCGTATACTTTATTTTTGTTTGATTCATTATGCATGTCAGAGTTAAGATCGTGACTGTGATCCATTATTTCAATATCGTTAGCTTTCAGGTCCATAGTAAGATCATATACAAAGGCTGCTGGGTCTTCAAAGAAATCAGGTCGAATGTCATCCTCTGTATCTCTAAAATTAAAATAGATTATTACATTACCGTCTCCGTCATCATCGACTATGTCGGTTGTTACGAATGTTGAATCAATATTACTATCTATAATACCTATTGCTTTATTATAATCCCTTCTTTTTACTTTGATATATGTTGTTTCGTAAGTAACTTCACTAACTTCTTGCTCATTTAGAGATTTAAAATGCTTCATAAACTCATTTTTCAAAACATCTATATTAATAAAAGCTTCTCCAGAAGGTTTAACTCCTATGTCAACTAGCTTATTATTGAATGAAAAATCTGCTATATGTAAATTACCTTTTTCAATATGAAAAGAAAATTCATCATCCCCTGTTCCTCTTTCTGCTGCGGAACCTTTATATTTAACATGGATATCAAAGGAGTTAATTTCTAAGTTAATAGCTTTAAGAGATGCTATTTCATCTCCAAGTCCTATTAATGCTTTTCCTAATGCTTTTCCTACTTGAGTAATCATTACTCTCATATCGTTAACACTAAACTCTATATCTTTTTCGTTTTCTTCTATCTTATCTACTAAGTCAACAGTAACTCCTTTATTCGCTAGTTTCTCTGCTTCTCTAGGGTCTGCAGTTCTAACAATTCCGTCTTCTTCTTTGATTAAGGTAAGTTGGTTTTGAATAGATTCTTTTAGAGTAGAGAGTTTAGTTACTGTCTCTTTAATATAAGATGGTGATAATTTTGTATCTTTATTAGTTTGAAGCTTTTTTAAAGTCTTTTCAACTACAGATAGACGGGTTTTGAGCTCGTTGTACGTCATTGTTTGTTTGTTAGTTATACAGCTATATAAATAAATAGATTAGATTTATCAAATAATTAGTTTATTGGCAATGGTAGTTTAAGTACCTTTGAAGTGCTTTTGCAAAATGAGTTCCTTTGTCTTTCAATTTAGATTTTTCTTTTCTAACCTTAGAGCAAGAAAGCTTCCCTAAACGTTTCTTTAGTATTCCGGGTTTTACCGGATCATGGGGTCCTTCATAAAGTACTTCTTCTATTATATTCTTTAGTTCTTTTCTAGTCATTTTTAATTCTTATTTCAATATCATGTGGTGCAAATTCATTTCCACCAAAATAGGGGTATAAATAATACCTTCTTACTAATCCCCAGTTACCTTTAGGTCTCCTTCTTACTAGTGTTGTATCATTATCTACTATAACTTGATAATAAAATGTAGTGATATTAATTGTAGCACTATAAATCTTATCAATTTCAATATTTTTTATTTTACCAGAAGAGTGCTCTCCATTATCATGTCTCAACCAGCATAACTCTATTTCTCCATCTACATATCTCCAACCTAATCTTATAGAGTACTTTTGATGTATTTTACCGAAATCACTAATTCCGTATATCTTATTAACATCATATTGATTTTCTGGGACTATTGATTCATACATCGCAGATTCATCAAGTAAAAATTTAAATACTATTTTTGAATTAGTAGGGTGGTTAATAAATGAACCCGAACTATGTTCGCCTTTTAAAATAGTATATACTCTAAACCCCATATCATCTACTTCTTTAGTACAGCCTATACAGAGAAGTAAGATTAGGGCTATGTGCCTCATATTACAAAGCGTTTCTTTTTTCTAATTCTAATTTAATTACCCTTTTTTTTCTTTTCATTGAAGGGCTTGTATAATGTTTTAATAATTCTGGTGTTGATGTGCTGGCAACAGTGTAGTGTTTCCATTCCCAAGAATTAGTCATTCTACCATTACGGTCTTTTTTGTACTCTTTAGTACTTGGTTTCAATTTTGGTGCCATTATTTTTCTTTTTTCCAGATATCTCCTCTTCTACATCTTACTACTGCTCCAGAAGCGTAAGCTGAAGGCCAAGTATCGTATTTACGTTTAGCTATTCTAGTACACCTATCATCTTTTTTTTCATTCAAATTATCATCAGTATAGGCATCGTATCTATCTTCATCACTCTGTGCTACATTTAGCATATCGTTTAAATCATAATCCTTTTGTAATACAGGATTTTTAAAAGTAATAGCATTAGGTAAATCATCTCCTCTTTGAATATGAAGTTCATAATCTAATCCTTCTTTATACTTACTTCTTAAGTGATCAACAACATCTTGAATAGCATCTAAATCATATCCAAAAGAAACTAACTTATCTTTTTGCTTCATTTCATGAATCATTCCCACTACTAAATTAGTAAGATCTTCCTTTGTAAGTTTTTTATACCCGGACCCATAAGGAGCAGCTTTATCGTTGTGATTTGGTGCTACGTTTTCTTTGTTATACTGGGTAACGGCAGGAATTTTAGATCTCTGTTTGTCTTTAGGGTCGCTTAATCTTGCCCCTCTTTCTTTAGCATCTTTAGATAACCTACCTTTAACTAAGTTTCCTGATTTAGTAAAGTAGTGTCCATCTGGAGCTCCTTTTGTTTCTTTTTTAACTGTTGCTTTTTTAGTATTTTTCACGATTGTTTTTCCTTTAGCTCCTGCTTTCTTTTTTTTAGCGGCAGTAGCGGCTCGTTGGCCTTTAGTTAGACTTTGTGCTTTTGATTTTGGTAAACATCTATCTGGGTTCTTTTTATTCTTAGAAGTACCGCAATCTCCAGCTATATTACCGGAAGACGATATTCTTACCCATTTTTCTTTTTTAAACCAATCTCTTAAAGATTCTTTTATAGTAGAATTTAGTTCTTTATAAGTCATTAATTTACTTTTATAACTTCAGACAATAGTGTTATTACAACTCCTGCTAAGACTGTGAATATAATCCATAGAGCTTTTTGTACGCTATTTTTCCACTTCTTTAGATCTTCTACTTCTGCCATTCTAACTGTAAAATCTTTATCTCCAGCTTCCATTCTTTTTCTAAATGCAGAATTTTGATTTGTTTTTACTATAACTCCATCTTCAGGGTTAAGTAAAGTGTACTTTAAATCAGACATATCATCTTTTAACCCTTTAACATCTTTCATCATAACCTTTAGTTCTCCATTAGGCATATGAGATTTAATGTGTGTTAGTTCATTAAGTACTGATTCTAATAATTGCTTTTGTGTCATTTTCTATTTAACTAAGTTTTTACATATATCTATAAATATATACTAATCTAGCTTAGCTTTTAAAAAACTTATAGTCTCTTTAAGTTCTTTTGTATAACGACTTTTTATGGCTTTAGAATTAGATTTCCAAGATTCAATATCACCCTGTTCAGTGACATAAGTAGCATCTATTTCGTTTTCAACTTCTATAATTTTATCCTCTAAAGCTTTTATAAAGTATTTAGCATTACCTTTTTCTAAAGAGAGAATGTACTGTTCATAGTGGCCGCTTCTTTTCAACTCTCCAACAAATGAAACATAACAGTCGAAACACATTTTAGATTTCTTGTACGTTTCCTTGCTTAAGCGGAATGATAGAGTACCATCACATTTAGGGCAACATAGGGGTATTTGAACTGCTTTTTTAGCAGAATCAAATTTAGTGACATTTTGTTTTATACCGTCTTTTATAGTCCACTTTCTTCCTTTTTCTTCCCAAAAATCACCTTCCTTATAGTCTCCTCTAGTCTGTGTATAACCTGTTTGAGATTTTGTAGAAGCAGAATAGTCCTTTTTAACAAGGTTACGTATTCTTTCAACATCGGCTGTCTTAAATTCTTTTTTAAGTTGACTATTCATATCCTAACTCTTTTAATCCTGTTAATGCTGGCTCTATATCTCCATCTTTAACTCTGAAGGCTATTCCTCCAGCTGCTTTCCATTCTTCTATATTAGACTTTTTATCGTCTATCAGTATGCTGTTTTCATTTGCATAGTTTTTCTTACTAGCAGAGTATGCAAATATTACTTTAGGTTTTGGAGATAAATTGTTTTTAACCCATAAGTTCTTACCTAACCTAGAAGTATTATCTCTAGAAGGGGAAGTAAGTAGTGATGGATTATATTTTGAAATAAAACT